AGATCTAGGCAATAACTTTGCTACCACCGAGGCCGATATCACAGAAATGGGCACAAGGCTGGCATCCGGCGGGAAACTTGCCGGCCTGACAGAGCCTCAAATCCTAGCATTGTCAGCAGCGATGTCCAGCGTAGGAATAGAGGCCGAAGCCGGAGGCACTGCGATGACGCAAACGCTTTCCGCCATCGAAAAAGCCGTCGCGAATGCAGATGAATCTCTTTCTGAATATGCCCGAATTGCAGGCATGAGCGCTGAAGAATTCTCTAATGCCTGGAAAAACGATGCCCTTACGGCACTGACTTCGTTTATTTCTGGACTGGGAGAGCTTGATAGTCAGGGAGAAAGTGCAACACTAGTTCTTGATGATCTTGGGCTGTCTGGAATACGGCAAAGCAATATGCTGAAATCCCTTGCCTTGGCTGCCAATACATTGACAAGAGCTGTAAATGTAGCAAATACAGCATGGGATGAGAATGTTGCGCTGACAAATGAAGCAAACAAGAGATATGCCACAACTGAATCCAGGCTGGGAGCTGCAAAGAATTCTTTCAATAACTTAAAAATCGCCGTTGGAGATGTATATACGCCTGTTGTCCGTGAAGCTGCAGATGCTGGAAACGAGATGCTCCAAGGCATGACTGAGTTCGTGGAAGAAAACCCTGCCGTGGTAAAAGGGGTAAGCGTCACGGTGGGTGTGCTTGGTGCGGCAGCCACAGGACTTACAGCCTATACTGCGGCGGCTGGAATTGCAAAAGCCGCTACGGCTGCTCTAGGGGCAACATTTACTGCATCACTAGGTCCGGTAGCACTTGCTGTGGCAGGGGTATCGTTGGCCGCTGGCGCAATCGTGACTCTTGTTAGCGCCTCTGATGATGCAAGCAATTCCCTAGGCGAAGTGCCGCCAAAGCTAAGCGACATTACGGCTGAAGCACGAGGCGTAACTGATTCTCTTGAAGAGGCACAATCGGTCATGCAGGCCAGCGCCGAAACCACAATGGCGACTGCCGGCACGGCGGATCTGTACATCACCAAGCTGGAAGAAATGGGCGACTATGCCAAGCTGAGCGCCGATGACCAGCAGGAATACCGCAATGTGCTGACGCTGCTGTGTGACCTGATTCCCGATCTAGCCGGGTATATTGATACCACCACCGGCAAGATACAGGGCGGCACCACAGCGCTGCGCGGATATGCCAAGGCATGGCAGGACAGCGCCAAGGCGCAGGCCTACCAAGAGTTCATGTCTGATGTGTCGCAGCAGTACAACGATGTCACCAAGGAGCTGTACCAGAACCAGCTGAAGCTGACCGAGGCACAGACCAAGGGCGAAGCCGCCAGCAAGGGCATGGACGAGACCTATCAAAAGCTGCTGTCCACCCTGGGCATGACGGATGACGAATTCCAGAAAACCTACGGCAGCGTGAGTGCCATTGCGGGTGTTCACCTTGACCCCGAAATCGCTGACGAGGTTATGGACCTGCGCGACAGCTACGAGGAATATTCCAACCAGCAGCTGGAGACCGCCGAGAACGAAAAGGTCTACCAGCAGGCCGTTGACGAGGGTATCGCCAAACAGGGCGAGGCCCAGCAGGCCATTGAAGATGCGCAGACCGCCTACGAGAATCTGGAGGCTGCCCAATCCGGCGCCACAACCTCTGCATCCGAGGGCGCGGCTGAGCTCGGACAGGCCATCAGCGATGTGACAGTCGAAGCTCAAAAGCTGGTTGAAGCCTACAACACCGCCTATGATGCTGCCGAGAAATCCATCGGCGGCCAATACGAGATTTGGGATAAGGCATCCAGCGTGAGCGCCACCAGCGTGGACACACTGAACAAAAACCTTGAAAGCCAGACCACCTACTGGCAGGACTATAACACCAACCTTGATACCCTGCGCGAAAAAGCCGGGAGCATAGAGGGCTTGAGTGATATGGTAGCCAGCTTCGCCGATGGCAGTAAGGAATCTGTGGACGCTATCGCCGGTATGGCCCAGGCGGCCCAGGATGGCGGCGGCAAGCTGGAAACGATGGTGAAGAACTGGCAGGATCTGCAGCAGGCACAGAAGGACGCCAGCGGAGCGCTTGCCGACCTGACCACCGACTTCAGCAGCAAAATGGATGAACTGGCCCAAAAGGCCGGTGACACTGTAGATGAACTGGATATGAGTGCCGAGGCTGCAAAAAACGGCAAGGCCACGGTGCAGGCATTCATCGACAGTGCATCCAATATGCTGCCCGATGTGCAGACCGCCTATGCGAAGATCGGCACGACTGCGGCCAATGCCCTGCAGAGCAAGCTGGACAAAGCCAACACCAGCGGACGCGCCCGGAAAACCGGCGCACAGGCCACAGGCACGCGCAATGCCGAACCCGGCTGGACGCTGGTTGGCGAGTACGGGCCGGAAATCGTCTACATGCAGGGCGGCGAGGGCGTTCTGAATGCCGCCCAGACCAAGGATGTGCTGCCCGCACTGGATGACCGCTACACCGATACCCGCGCTGAGAATGCCGAAGCGCCTGCCCCGAAAGAAACGGCGCAGGCTGCCGAGAACGCCGCCGTCAACCCCCACGAGGGCATACGGAACGACACCAGAGCAGCCCAGACCCCTGCCACAGCCGCGCGAGTGATGCCGCAGACGGCTGATGGGCCCGCAGAGGCGGTCTCCGCGCCAGCTGTGAGCCAACCCAAGGTAGACATACCCCAAGAGGTCGAAGCGGCGCAGGAACCTGTCTCCGCCGCCGTGGCAGCCGATGTACCTGACACTGTGAGCGCGGCTGAACCATTTTCGGGAATTCCCGAAAATGGTATGCAGTACGCCGAGACTGTGCAGGCAGAGGACGCCTACCCGGCAAGTGCTGCCCAGCCCGCCGCTGAGGCGGCTGCTTTTGCCCCCGCCGAGGCTGATAAGGTAGACATACCCCTTGATGGGCAAACGCCCGAAAACGGCCTGTCTGCCGCCGAGATGAACCATGCCGCTGAAGCTGACGCAATGCTGGCCGACTATACCGCTGTTATCAGCCCGCGGGCCGTGGATGCGATGGGCAGCTTTGCCGCCCAGAACGCCAAGCCAGCCGCCGAGGCGGTACAGGCTGAGAGCGCCAAAAGCAGCACCACAACCCAGTTGCAGCCCATGAGCCTTTCGCCGGTATTCCAGATCAGCGGCATGCAGGACAGCCAGCAGCTGCGCAGCGCACTGAACCAGAGCGTTGAGGATATGCGCCAGATGATACTGGATGTTGTGCAGAGCGCCAGAGATGACGAGGAAAGGATGAATTTCAGCTAATGACCTATACGACTGTACAGGGCGATATGTGGGATTCCATCGCCTATAAAATCTTTGGCAATGCGGCTGCCACCGACCAGCTGATGGCGCTGAACCAGCAGTATCTGCACACCTACATTTTCTCGGCAGGGATCGTACTGACCCTGCCCGAAGCCAAAACGGAAAGCGAGCAGCCGACCGGGATGGTACCGTGGAAGAAGGTGGACGCATGAGCGTTTTAGCCCGCCGCAGCAAGCTGCTGATGTGGTTTGACGGCGTGAATATCAGCGATGACATAGCGCCGTACTTTCTCACCGCGACCTATACCGACAACGATGACGGCGTTTCCGATGATTTGCAGGTCACTTTGCAGGACCGCGATAAAATCTGGATGAAAAGCTGGCTGAACGAAATGGTGAACGCCGCTGCCGAGGATGCCTTGAAAATCCGCGCCAAGATCTGGATAAACTACTGGAACGGCTACGATGTGGAGGAGTTCCTCGACTGCGGTGAATTTGAGCTTGATTCCGTCTCACTGTCCGGGCCGCCGAACACGGTGACCATCAAGGCATGCAGCCTGCCGTTTACGAACCAGATACGCCAGACCAAAAAATCCAAGGCGTGGGAGAATTATAGCCTGTCCGCGATCCTTGCAGAAATTGCAGGGACGAACGGCATGGGATATTTCTTCGATACGCCGAACGACCCCTTTTATGACCGCGTAGAGCAAAGCAAAATCAGCGACATCGCCTTTTTGCAGCGGCTTTGCACCAATGCGGGGCTGAATATTAAGGCTACCAAGGGCAAGTTGGTCATCTATGACCAGAGCGACTACGAGCAGCGGCCTGTTGTGATTGAGGCAGACTACCGCGATACCAGCTTTACCAAGTGGAAGTTGAACACCAAGACTGCCGACACCAAGTACGCCAGCTGCCGTGTGAGCTATGTTGAACCCGCCACAGGTGCCTGCATTGAGTATACGGCCTACACCGAAGACTATGACGAGGACGCCAAGACCAACCAGCAGTTGGAACTCTACGCCAAGGTCGGCAGCGTGGCCGAAGCCAAAACGATGGCTGAAAAGCACCTTCGGCTGCACAACAAATTTTCTAAGACGGTGCAGTTTACCCACACCGGCCATGTTTGGTATGTGGCTGGTGTGGGTATCCGTGTCAAAGGCTACGGCTTTTGGAATGGACGCTATATCTGCACACAGGCAAAGCACACAATCAACGAAAACGGCTATACAACAACTGTTACAGGCCGCAGGATACTGGAGGGATATTGATGGCTGATGAAGTAACCAGACTGCGTATCGGCACCGTGTCGGCTGTCGATAAGGCTAATCTGGCCGCCCGCGTCATTTTCAAGGACGAGAACATCGTATCCGGCTGGCTGCCTGTTTTGCAGCGAACCGGGGAAATTGTTACAGTTGCCACTGCCGGCAAGCACGACCACGATGTTGACGGTGACTGCACAGTGAAAAATACCACCAAAACGCCGACCACATGGACAGACAGTGAGGGCAAGGTGCATACCAGCTATGAAACCGCCCACAGCCATGGGGCCAAGGTGAACTACTGGTTGCCAAAGGTCAATGAGACCGTGGCGTGCCTGTATCTGCCGACCTTTAACGGTGATGGTGTGATACTGGGGGCGATTAAAACATGATTGTTGGCTGCCTTGGAGACCTTATCTTTCAGGTCAGTTCCGATACGGTGATGACCGTAAGCAACTTTGTGGAGAGCGCATCCACCCGGTACGCCATCCACCAGCGCCACAACAACAGCGCCTGCCTTGAGTACACCGGCATGGATCCGGACCAGCTTACCTTTGATATTGAGTTGTCCGAGTATCTGGGCGTGTATCCGCAGAGTGCCATCAACATACTGTGGGGCTACATCCGCAGCGGACAGCCGGTATCCATGGTGCTGGGCCGGACCGTGTACGGGAAATGGCGCTGGGTAATCAAGAGTATGGCCATCAAGATGAAGCACACCGACAAGGACGGAACATGGACGCATACCACGGTGAGCGTTACCCTGATGGAATATCTGGCGCAGTAAGGAGGCCTGAAAATGAGTTACCTTGTGAGCGCCCTGCCGGACGATGAACTGCTTTTGAACTGCACAGACACCGTAACAAGTGTGCTGCAGAACATCAAGTGCATCATCCTGACCCGCAAGGGCGACATACCCCTGCACCGGGGCATCGGCCTGACGGGGAGCTGGATCGACAAGCCGATTACAGTTGCCCCTACACTGATGGTGGCAGACCTCAAGGAAGCCATAGAGGAGGGCGAGCCCCGTGCCGAGTTTGTGCAGGCGACCTTTGAGATTGACCCGAACGACCCTGCGCATCTAATCCCAACCGTGGAGGTGAATATCCGAGATGAGTAGAAACCCCTTGTACCAGTTCGTGGACACCGACACGACCAAGCTGGAGGCTGCGCTGGTTGATGCCTATGAGGCTATTGTCGGCCACAGCGCCCAGCCAAGCAGCCCGGAGCGCATATTTATTGCCTGGGTCGCAAGCATCATTTTACAGGAAAGGGTGTATCTGAACCATGCGGGAAATCAGAACATACCGAGCCGCGCCGAGGGCGCAAACCTTGATGCCTTGGGCGAGCTGTTCTACCAGCATACGCGCCCGGCCGCGACCTCCTCCACCGTAACGATGCGGTTCAATATCAGCGAGGCGCAGACCAGCGCTGTGCTGATCCCGAAAGGTACGCGCGTGAGCAATGGGCAAAATATGTTCTGGGCTACCGTGGAGGACCGGTACATTGCAGCCGGGCAGACCTACGGTGATGTAACAGCCGAGTGCATGACTGCCGGCACGGCGGGAAACGGCTACCTTGCAGGCCAGATCGCCACCATTGTGGATGTGTTCGACTATTACACCAGCTGCACAAATCTGACCGAGAGCGGCGGCGGCAGCGATGCCCCCACCGATGACGAGTTCTACGAGCAGCTGCGCCAGAGTGAGGACAACTATTCCACTGCGGGGCCGAAAGGCGGCTACATTGCCAAGGCCAAAGCCGTGAGCAATGACATTGCCGATGTGCTGCCAAACAGCCCGACCCCCGGCGAGGTGCGCATCTATGTTCTGATGGAAGACGGCACGATTGCCGGGCAGGAAGTGAAGAATGCCGTGCTGGCTGCCTGCAACGCCGATGAAACCCGCCCGCTGACCGACCATGTACTGGTGGAAGACCCCGAAACGGTGGCGTACGATATTGATGTGACCTACTATCTGAACCGCGGCGGCCCGTCTGCCGCTGATGTGCAGAGCGAGGTGAACGCCGCCGTGGATGCCTATGTGAAATGGCAGGCAGGCAAGCTGGGCCGGGACATCAACCCCAGCGAATTGACCCGCCGTATGATGGTGAACGGTGTGAAGCGCGTTGTTATCCGCAGCCCTGTCTACGCAGAGCTGCGCAGCGGCAATGTAGCTACCGATGCCAGCGGGCGTGTGGCGCTGGCCGACCTGATGGATACCGTGCCGCAGGTTGGTAAGCTGCGTGGCCGCACCGTGACGAGCGGAGGGTATGAAGATGAGTAATACCCCCACCGCCGAGGAGTTCCTGCGGGCGCTGCCGCCCGTGCTGCGCAATGACAGGCGCATGATGGCGCTGGGGCAGGTTGTGGCTGAAGAACTTTCGGACCGCATGAGCGAGATCGAGAAAGCGGCCATCTACCCCCGCATTGACGAACTGGATGAAGCACTGCTGGACATACTGGCTTACGATTTCAAGGTGGACTGGTACGGCTATGACTACCCGCTGGAAACGAAGCGGGCGCTGCTGAAATCCAGCTTCTATATCCACCGTCATCTTGGCACCAAGGGCGCTGTTGAGGCGGCCATTCAATCGGTGTACCCCAAGAGCATCGTGGAAGAATGGTTCGACTATGTGGAGGGCGGCAGCCCCTACACATTCCGCATTGTACTGGACGCATCGACCCCCGCCGTGCCGGTGAACAACACAGACCTTTTGAGGGCGGTAAACCTGTACAAAAGTCTGCGCAGCCATCTGGACGGCATCATGTTCCGCAGCACACACCGTTTCGAGATCCGCACGGGCTGCGGATGGTGCGTGTACACGGCCCGCCTGTGCGGCACCTATCCGGTGCAGGCCAGGGAGGGAGCAATCTACAATTTCCCTGTAGTGGTGGAGACCGAGCACGGCGGCGAGGCGTACACCATGCCGCTGACAGGCCAGCCGACTGCCGGCACATTCCCGGCCCCTGCCGTGCAGGGCGTTATCGCCGGGGAAAATGTGGCCGTTGCCACAGCCGAAAACGGACAGACTTACACAAGCCCCATGACGGGCTATGCCACGGTGGGCACACACCCGGCTGCGGCAGTGCAGGGGGCTATCCTTGACGGCGTACTTATGACCGACACAGCCAGCGGGAGCGCGGGCTTTGAGGCTACCCCATGCGGGCTGGAGCCGGGATCACTTTTTTAGGAGGTATGACCCATGATTGACAGTGCAGGGTTTACCGACCTGCGGAACTACATCAAGCGGCGTGTCGCTTATGCCAAGTACCGTGTCGGCAATACCTACATCAAAACGGACCTGTCCGATGTGGCGGTGCTGCCCAACGGCACGGTGCGGGCGCAGCTGACCATCAGCGCCGAGAGCACCCCGCTGACCGTGACCCGCGTGGAGCTGTACAACTCTGACAACGCCCTGTGGGCGCATCAGGATTGCAGCATCACGGTCAACACCGGGCAGACGGGCATCTTGTACTGGTTCGACTTTACCGTGACCGAGCAGGAGGTGAAATGAAATGTATAATCCTACCCCGTGGAAAGACCATGTGACGAATCCGAGCAACTGCTTCAACATCACGAAGAACGATGACGGCACCTACCGGATCACCCGCGCCGGCACTGTGATGCAGCAGGGTACGCCGCAGGATGCGGCACATTTTACCAACCAAGAGGACGGCATCTGGGAACTGTTTGCCTGCTATGGGTTGCTGCTGAACTACGCCCGCCAGATGGGCTGGGATGTGGAGCGCGGCAGCATCAACCTGACGAACACCGCCAAGCCGTACCCGTTCAACAACAGTCAGAAGACCGTGGCCTTGCAGATGCAGCGCCCCAGCCGTGACTATATCGTCATCACCGAGGCAAGCAACGTGAAAGGCAACCTCGGTCAGATCGAGGTGAGCGACCAGCTGTCCAACGGCTTTAAGGTCGCCTACACCGGCAGCGCCACTGCTGCCACCATCAACTACATTGTGATCGGAGGGTACATGAAATGATTATCGTTGAGAAGAACCCCGGCCAGAAAATCGACTACGAGGTGAACAAGACCAAGATCACCTTTGACGATGACCTGACCCTGAACCTTGCCAAGCGCGAGGAAGACTACGCCGTACACATTGATGTGTGCTTTGACGAGGACGGGGCGCTGTGCATCGGCGCTGCTGCCGGGCGCAGCTATGTAGCCCAGATTGACATCCCGCCCCGCCAGTACAAGGAAGTGCCTGCCACGGCGGCGGAGACGACCACCGGCGAGGCGGCAGACGATGCAGACGGTAGCCATACCCCGCAGCAGACAACCGCAAGGGAGCCGCTGCCGTTGGACATGAACACCGTGACGCTGACGCTGTGGAGCATCGAGTAAGGAGGTAAACCCCTATGGCTGATAATTTTGACCTGATGGCAACCGCACTGAAAGCGGTCTGCCCGAACAATGAGATCCTGCTGGACAACGCCGGTAAGCCCAGCGTTATGGTCCGCATCCCGAAGATGACCTATGCCCAGCTGGGTATGGGCGAATCCACCGCACTGTTCCCGGCGTTTATCATCAACGGGCAGGAAGTGGACGAAATCTACATCTCCAAGTATCTGAACATCGTGCAGAATGGCCGTGCGTACAGTCTGCCCGGCGTTGACCCTGCCGCAAGCATGAACTTTGACCAGGCCCGCAGCTACTGCGAGGCAAAGGGTGACGGCTGGCACTGCATGACCCGCATGGAGTGGGGTCTGCTGATGCGCATCTGCGAGATGCAGGGCTTTATCCCGCTGGGCAACAACAACTACGGCAAGCACAGTTCGGAGCAGTTCTACAAGGCTATCAAGACCTATGACGACAGCGGCAAGACCGGACGCACCGCTACCGGCACCGGCCCGCTGACTTGGTACCACGACAACAGCCCCAGCGGTATTGCCGACCTTGTCGGTGATGAGTGGGAGTGGTCCGGTGGTGTCCGCACTGTGTACGGCGAGCTGCAGGTCATGGCCAACAACAATGGCGCAGACGCTGCCAACTCGCAAGGTACCAGCAGCACCAAGTGGATGGCTATCAGCGCTGATGACGGCAGCTACATCACCCCGGACGGCAGCGGCACTACAGCCAACTCCGTCAAGCTGGACATCGTCAGCGGGCACATCCAGTGGTCCAAGACCATTACCACCCGCAACAAAGATTCCGACTGGCCGAGCTGCAGCTTTGCTGCTATCACCTGCGACAGCACGATCAGTGATGCCGCCAAGCTGGTATTGCAGTGCCTCGGTATGCTGCCGTACAAGGCCACCGATTTGTGCGCTAAGGCGGGTCACCAGTGCTGGTTCCGCAACCTCGATGCCGAGCGCGCTTTCTGTTCGGGCGGCGGCTGGCGCAGCTCTTCCTTTGGCTTGGCTTCGTTCTACGGCCACTACCCGCGGTCGAATTCGGGGACGGGCGTTGGCTTCCGCGCCGCTTTTGCAAAACTGCCCACTGCGTAACTGCGCACTGGAGACCGCGCGATAGCGCGGTCTTGGGCGGCAGAGCGATTGCGGGATAGCCGCACACAGAGATTCCCTCAGTCCGGCCCCGAAGG